ATTTTAACTTGCTTAATAGGAGAAATGTATGACACGTATTTCATTTGGACCGTTGTTCCATCAAACACTTGGCTTTGAAAACTTTATTCGTGATGTTGAGAAAATTCTTGATAGTGAAGTCAAACAATCAACTTTCCCACCACACAACATCATCAAAGCAGACGATAATAAGTATGTTGTAGAACTTGCTGTTGCAGGTTTTGCGAAAGATGAGATTGATATTCAAGTACAAGAAGGTAACTTGACTATCAGAGGTGAGAAGAAAGAAGGCACACCAGATAATCAATATCTACATCGTGGTATTGGTAATCGTTCCTTCACCAAAGTAATCACAATCGCAGACACCATCGAAGTGAAAGGTGCTGAATTCAAAGATGGTATTCTACGTATTGGACTTGAGAACATCATTCCAGAACACAAGAAACCACGTAAGATTGAAATTGGTAATGACTTGAAAGAGTTTAAACCACAACTCTTACAAGAAAAACTAGTAGCATAAACGGTGGGGCTTCATGCCCCACTTATTAAAAGGTATATAATGGATAGAAATATAGAATCATACGCCAAAGTTTTTAATATTCTCGACAAAGAGAAGTGTGAGTTAGCAGTCAAACTCTTGGAAGAAAAAGAAAAAGAGTTTGAAATGCATACTTTTTACGATAGTTTTACTGAGACAAGTAAGTCGTATGATAATGAACTTTCTTGTTCTTTTTCTGACATTGAAACTAAAAAGTATTTTATGGATCAAATATATTCTTCCATAGAAAAATACATACAGACTATAAAATCCTCTTATCTCACTGGATGGAAAGGATATACTGAGTTAAGATTCAACAGGTATGATACTGATACACAGATGCGAGAACATTGTGATCATATTCATTCAATGTTTGATGGTAAACGCAAAGGAATACCAATCCTTTCGATTGTTGGTGTTCTCAATGAAGATTATGAAGGTGGTGAATTCATTATGTGGAAAGACACAGAAATCAAATTGAAAACTGGTGATATATTAATTTTCCCCTCTGTTTTTTTATATCCCCATAGAGTAAATCTTGTAACGAAAGGAACACGTTACTCTTTTGTATCGTGGACATGGTAATGAAATCAAACTCAAATTTTAAAATGCCCAAACAGTTGAAATGTATTTTAGCTAGTATGGAAAAGGGTGAACATAAAACAAACTATCGCAAAGCAATGATAGCAGCAATTATTACACCAAAAGTTGACTTTAAGAAAAAAAGGGAAACAAGTGATGAATGATATTTTAGTATTGAGCCACTTCCACAAGGACTTTCCATTCAACCATAACTCTTCGTGGATGAGAGCAGCATTTGCAGGCGGCACAGGAGCATATGAATACTATCCTCCAAGCAAAGACGGTGTGTGGATTAACACATCAAGAGAACAGAAACGAATTCAAGAGTATCAGCACTATTACAGCCATGTAACTGAACTTGAATTTCTAAAAGCAATGGGTCAGCAACCATCCGAGTATTGGTTGTGGAAATATGGTCAACTGGATTATCTTGGATGCACAACATATCGCCGCTATCTGTTGATGGATAACATCGACACTGGTGCTGCAAAGATTAACATGGCACCAACACAAGAGAATGCCGACAAACTATCTTCTGATTCACAGAAGATGGCAGCACTACATTTGCTTGAGAAGCACGATGTCATTACAAACAAACAAACAATATTATCATGCTCAATTGAAGAACAGTATCTACAATCACAACCACGATTGTATTGGGATTTGTTCAAAGAAGCAATCGTTGAGTTGTTGCCTGATTACCGTAATAAGATGGATTGGTTCAATGGTAACGAAATCAGCTTTGAGACTTGCTACATCATGCGTAAGCAATTATTCAAAAAATATGCAAGTGAACTTTTTGAGATTTATGAGTATATTTGGATGAGATCGAAAGCATACCCAACTGAGGTGACAACATCTGAACCATTGCCTTGGCGTTATCCTGGTTTCTTAGGCGAGAGGTTCTTACCGTTCTTTATTGCGATGAATGCGTGTGATCCAATCCATGTCCCACTAGTGATTTTGGAATAATTTTATGATTAAATTTATTTTAATATTCTGGTTATCAACACCTAGTAATTATACTGTGCATGATGGATTCACATCGTTATCTAGTTGTGAAGAAAAAAGAGAGTTTTTTACTAAAATATTAGACAAAGTAAATTCCAATTATAACGCTGAATGTAGAACACTATAAACGTATTGGAATAGTGGCCGAAGAAATCTTCCAAAATCCTCCTATGTAGGTGAGCACTTACTTCTATTATGAAAACTAAATTTATTGACGCACACATGAAGGCAGCAGAGGTTTATGCTGAACTATCATCGGCAACACGCCTTCATGTTGGTTGTGTAGTGGTGAAAGACAACACCATCATTGGTATTGGGTATAACGGTATGCCAAGCGGTTGGGACAACAACTGTGAGGATACTGAATATGTCTTAAAAGAAGAATGTCATGCTACTCCCGAATGGTTGATTGAGAACGGTTTTTCTGAATCTGTTCATGGTTGGTCACGAAAGAGAACCAAGCGTGAGGTGCTTCATGCCGAAACAAATGCTCTGGCAAAGATTGCTCGTTCTACTAATTCATCTGATGGATCATCGTTGTTTGTCACGCACGAACCATGTCTGGATTGTGCCAAAATAATTCATCAAGCAGGAATCAAAGAAGTGTTCTACAGAAATCCATATCCACGTGCAAATGGTGGTGCGGAGTTTCTCAAAAAATGTGGTGTCGAAGTCCAAGTAGTTTAATTTTTTTTATCATAGGATATATCATGAATGTAAATACATCAAAAATTGCTAAAGAGTTCGCAGAAAAAAACTCTTATCCTAGAGCATACAAGTATGACTTGTCGTTGCGTGAGTTCGACAACAAGGTGGAGTTGATTGGTCTGGTCGATGACCCAACCTATGACATCAACGATTTTCGTGGTCGTGAGATGCTGTTCCCTAAGAAGTGGGTAACTTTGAGTGTGTTGGATTATGACACAAAGGTGGCAGCATGATAAAGTTAATTACATTCAAAACACAACAGACCATCATTGGTGATTTGACCTACAAGGATAAGTTGTGTGTCACTGTAGCAGAACCAGTTCAAGTTATTTCTATTCCTCCTCGTTCTGCGTCTGATTCTGGTGGTATTGGATTTGTTCCGTATTTGGAATATTCAGAAGAATTCAAAACTGGAATCACCTTACATGAAGAAGATATTTTGACAATCACTACTCCAGTGGTTGAGTTATTGAATCAATACAATAAAATGTTTGGGAGTGGGATACAAATTGCTCCTTCGGGCTTGAAATTAGTCTAATTCTATGTTATACTGTGTGAATGTCAAAATATTATACAAATGTCAGCATCTATGGTAGTTCAATACTTCTTCGTGGAGTAAACAATGGTAAGAGATTTAACACAAAAGTAAAATACTCTCCAACCGTATTCCTTCCTTCCAAAAAGAAAACTGAGTGGAAAACTTTGTTCGGTGAATGTCTCGAACCGATGAAGTTTTCTACTATGCGTGAAGGTAAGGATTTCTACAAGCAGTATGACACTGTGGAAAACTTCAAAATCTATGGCAACGATAGATTTGAGTATTCGTTCATCTCCGAAAATCATCCTGGCCAAATTGATTGGGATATCAATCACATCGATATTGCCATCGTGGACATTGAGGTGGGTTCGGACAATGGTTTTCCTGATCCCAACAAAGCCGAGCAACCTATCACTGCGATTGCTGTCCATCGATTGAATGGAGGCATTCGTGTGTATGGTTGCGGCACGTATGTCAATCACAATGATAATGTCATCTACTTCAAGTGTAAAGATGAGAATGATTTGTGTCGGAAGTTTTTGGATGATTGGATTGCAAACTGTCCCGATGTGATTACTGGTTGGAACACCAAGTTCTTTGATATTCCTTATTTGATTAATCGAATCACACGTGTTCTCGGTGAAGATGAAGCATCTAAACTTTCACCGTGGAATAATCTATACAAACGTGAAACGATGATTCAAGGACGCAAAGAAATTGTCCATCAAATTACTGGTGTGGCAGCACTTGATTATATCGAACTGTATAAGTGGTATGCACCTGGTGGTAAGTCACAAGAATCATATCGACTTGATGCAATCGCACAAGTGGAACTTGGTATTGGTAAGATTGCGTATGATGAGTATGATTCGTTGACGCAACTCTACACAGAAAACTATCAGAAGTTTATTGACTATAACATCAAAGACGTTGAACTGATTGTCAAGTTAGAAGACAAACTAAAACTTATTGAACTGGCTCTCACTCTCGCATACGACACAAAGACAAACTATGAAGATGTCTTTGCTCAAACACGTATGTGGGATTCATTGATATACAATCATCTCATTGAACGAAACATTGTTGTTCCTCCAAAAGAGAAGAACAGAAAAGACTCTGCGTTTGAGGGTGCGTATGTGAAAGACCCACAAGTTGGATTACACAATTGGGTTGCATCGTTTGACTTGAATTCATTGTATCCTCATTTGATTGTCCAGTATAACATCTCACCTGAAACTTTGGTTCAACGAGAAGATTATAACGATGTAATGACTGCTCTTGCTCCACAAGCAAATGTGGATGTGTTGTTGAGAAAAGAACTTGATACGAGTGAGATGGATGGTATAACAGTTACTCCTAATGGACAATTCTTCAGGACAAACAAACAAGGTTTCCTCCCTGAGATGATGGAGATTATGTATAAGGATCGTAAGAAGTTCAAGAAGTTGATGCTTCAAGCAGAACAGGAATATGAAAACGAGAAGGATGAAGATAAGAGAAGAGAAATAGGAAAGTCAGTTGCACGATATAATAATCTTCAGTTGGCAAAGAAGGTATCGTTGAACTCTGCGTATGGTGCGATGGGTTCACAGTATTTCCGTTTCTATGATTTGCGTATTGCACTTGCTGTTACGATGGCGGGTCAGTTGTCTATTCGTTGGATTGAAAATAAACTAAATGTATACCTAAACAAACTACTAAAGACAGAGAAAGATTATGTTATCGCATCAGACACAGATTCGATTTATCTCAACCTTGGACCATTGGTTTCATCTACAATTAAAACTCAGAAGGAAATACCTGAGATTATCTCCTTCATGGACAAGATATGTGAAACTAAAATACAACCGTATATTGATAAGAGTTATTCTGAACTTGCGGAATATGTTCACGCCTACGATCAAAAAATGATTATGAAACGTGAGGCTCTGGCAAACAAAGGTATCTGGACTGCCAAGAAGCGTTACATTCTTAATGTGTATAACAATGAAGGTATTCAGTATTTCGAACCACACATGAAAGTGATGGGTTTAGAAATGATTAAGTCATCGACACCATCTGCTGTGCGTGATAAGATGCGTGAGTTGATAAAATTAATGATGACAGGAACTCAAGAGGACATTCAAACTTTTATTGCCACATTCAAAGAAGAGTTTAGAAGTCTGCCAGTAGAAGACATATCATTTCCACGTGGAGTGAACGGATTGAAGCAATACACCGATTCTGCTACCCTATATAAAAAAGGAACACCGATTCATGTGAAGGGTGCTTTACTCTACAATAATTATCTACGAGAAAAAAATCTTACGACAAAATATCCTCTGATTCAATAGGGCGAGAAGTTGAAGTTCGCATGGTTGAAGATGCCTAATCCAATCAAGGATACGGTGATATCTTTTCCCAATAGACTACCCAAAGAGTTTGACATACAAGAGTATATCGACTATGATACTCAATTTGAGAAATCATTTATTGAACCCATCAGAGTTATTCTTGATTGTCTTGGATGGGAAACAGAAAAAAGTGGCAACACACTAGAAGGTTTCTTCGGATGATACATGCTATACTACCCTTTCTCACAGCAATAGCACTGTCTATTGTTGCTGCGTATTATTCAGTAATAGGTCTTGCACAAATATTTCCTGGTTCATACTGGCCAATTATCATTATGGGTTCGGTGCTTGAAGTATCCAAACTCGTAACCGTATCGTGGTTGTATAACAACTGGAATGTTAGTGTGCGAATGATGCGTTACTACTTCCTTGTTGCTGTAATACTGCTGATGGCAATCACATCGATGGGTATCTTCGGTTATCTTTCCAAAGCACACATTGAACACTCAACAAGTTTAGCACCACTGCTTGAAAAGGAATTCATTTATGAAGAAAAGATTAAAACGCTTAAAGAAACCATCGAGAATAATCGCAAAAATCTCTCACAGTTGGATGCGGCGGTTGACCAAATCATGGTACGCTCGGCGGACGAGAAAGGAGCTGAGAGGTCGAACCAAATCCGCAAAGCCCAACAGAAAGAGCGCACACGAATTACTGATGAAATTGATGGGTCGCAAAAGACCATCCAAAAAATTATTGAAGAGAAGTCACCTGTATCGTTGGAAATTAGAAAGGCTGAATCTGATTTTGGACCAATCAAATATGTGGCAGAAGTGGTCTACGGTACGCACGACAGAGACATTATAGATAAGGCAGTACGATTAGTTATATTCATTATCATTGTTGTATTTGACCCACTTGCAATACTGTTACTGATTGCTGCTAATCAAACATATCAATCAATCAAGAAAGCAAAAGAAGAACCTGAAGAACCTAAAAAGGCAATCAAGAAGAAAAAGGTTGACTTACCCCCCTCACCTAGTATAGAATCTCTTATTAGCAGTGGAGTTTTACGATTAAAGGAAAATGATTTGCCTGACAATCACGAAGTCATACACAAAGACAGAATTACCAAAATGAATGACGAATAATATATGCGACTTGAATATGTTATCAAAGATATTTCTAAGTATGAGGCATCGGAATTTATACAGAAGTTTCATTATTCACCTGTGATGCCCACACTAACAAAACACTTTTTGGGTTTTTTTATTGATGATAAACTCAAAGGTGTTTTGACATTGGGGTGGGGAACAAAACCAATGCATACTATTAATAAAATGTTTCCTGGTTTAACATCAAAAGATTATTTTGAGATTGGTAAAATGTGTATGGATGATGACATGCCACGAAACTCTGAATCTCAAATGATATCAGCAACAGTAAAGTGGATGAAGAAAAATACTAATTGTCTTTTTCTGTATACAATGGCAGATGGTATAATGGGCAAGTGTGGTTATGTGTATCAAGCATCAAATTTTTATTTTGGTGAGAAGTATTGGACTCAAGTGTATATGATGGAGAATGGAGAAAAGTTACATCCAAGATCAACCAAAGCATTGTGTAAAGAAAATGCAAATTTTTCAGGTAGAGATAAAATCTTTTGGTTGACTACAGACTTTATGAAGTCGAAAGGCATCAAGAAAATCAAAGGTTACATGTTTAGATACGTCTATCCTTTGAATAAAGAAGCAAAGAAAATTATGAAGAATAATTCCACATTAAATTGGACTTTGGATTATCCAAAAGATAAAGATTTATGTTGGAAAGATTCAACCGATTCTAAAAATCAGATTATTGTAGAACAACCTGCGTTTACTTTTGAGACTGCAAAATATAATCTTAAAAATATAGAATCACACAAGAAACAAACACCATCTTTAGAAGGATTTTTTAATAATGAGTATTCTTGATAAATTGAAAAAAGGTTCGACGATTAAAGATTCGTCTATCCTCGCTAAGTCTCAGTTCTTTACTGACAAAGACATGATACAAACATCTGTGCCGATGATTAATGTGGCACTCGCAGGTAATCTTGATGGAGGTCTAACACCAGGTCTAACGATGTTTGCTGGTCCGTCAAAACATTTCAAAACCGCATTTGCTTTATTGATGGCATCTGCATACATGGAGAAATACAAAGATGCCGTTGTTCTATTTTACGATAGCGAGTTTGGGACTCCTCAATCTTATTTCGATACATTCAATATTGATACCAATCGTGTGCTCCATACTCCTATTACTGACGTAGAGCAGTTGAAGCACGATATCATGGTTCAGTTACAGCAGATTGAGAAGGGTGATAAGGTTATTATTATCCTCGATTCAATCGGTAATCTCGCAT